GATTGGCGTCCTGGAGATTGGCGTCCCGGAGATCGGCGCCCTGGAGATCGGCGCCCTGGAGATCGGCGCCCCGGAGATTGGCGTCCCGGAGATCGGCGCCCTGGAGATCGGCGCCCCGGAGATTGGCGTCCCGGAGATCGGCGTCCCGGAGATCGGCGTCCTGGAGATCGGCGTCCCGGAGATTGGCGTCCTGGAGATTGGCGTCCCGGAGATCGGCGCCCTGGAGATCGGCGCCCTGGAGATCGGCGCCCCGGAGATTGGCGCGCCGAGCAACCACCGCATCCGCAATCGTCTGCGCCGTCTCGGAGTGATAAACCACTGCGCGACTCCAGCGATTGAATATGTCGATCATTCCCCACCTCCCTGTATCTGGTCCAACTCTTGCAACGCCCGCATCGCCCAGTTGGGGCGCGGCGGGTCGCCGGGTTCCAGGCCGACCAGGATATCCTGGTCGTCGTTCAGGACCTTGCGGAAGACGGCCAGCGTCTGCACCGCGTGGCGCATGTTCAGAATCCGCAGTTCGCGCCGCGCGATGGTGGCCTCCAACTCGCGGATCTCCTCCAGGCACTCTGCGACGTGCTCGCGGCTGGCCAGCAACATCACCGTGCCGGGCGGCCAGACGTTCGCCACGATCCGCTGCGCCTCAGAGATCAGGAGCGTGTGGCGAGATTCCGGGCTTTCCTCGCGCCAGTTGTCGGCGGAGGTGTCTTCGATGTTGGTGTCGGTTATCAGCATTCTGGTTTCCTCGCCTTGTCTAGCCGCGCCCAATCTTGCCAAGCCTCGCCTTGCCGCGCCGAGCCGAGCCGGGCCAAGCCGAGCCAAGCCCTGCCATGCCCTGCCATGCCACGCCGCGCCACGCCGAGCCCCAAACTCATTTCCAGTCCACTTTCCCGACAACCTCAAACCGTCCATAGAAACCGTTATTTCTCGGACGAAACCGCCCGATGCCGATGAACTTCCCGGCCTCCGTCAGGTGCTTCGTGAACACCTCTTCGGTCACAGTCTCGTCGAGAATGTGGAACGTGACGACGCCTTCCCACTTGTGAATCACCGGGAAGCATTTCGAGACGCGCTTCCCGCTGCCCCGGATGCCGTCGGACGGCACGAAGAACCACTCACCGAGCACGTCTTCTTTCTTGACGCCCAGCGGAAGCGTTTCCATAACCAGCACGCCCGCTTCGATATGCTTGGTGTACGTGCTCTTGCCCTTGCCGGGGATCTGCATCCCGATGTACTTAGCGGCCTCGCTGAGAGCGTTTTTGAACGCCATCGGCGGAATGTAAACCTCACCGTTCTCATCGGAGTGCAGCCGGTCTCTCCAGGTGCGCTCTTCGTAGTCCCTGGAGTTTTCGCCTTCTAGTTTCGGCGTCTCGTAGTGCTTGGACTGCGAATACGCCGATATTGATTTGAGGTGTACCGTTGCTGTTTTCATGTGTCGTTGCCTTGCCGTGCCTCACCGGGACTAGCCATGCCGAGCCATGCCCTGCCGCGCCTGGCCATGCCAAGCCAAGCCCCGCCAAGCCCAGCCACGCCGCGCCACGCCGTGCGATCTCATTGAACCGTCCCCACATCCTTCGGCTTCAGAAACAGCGCCAGCGCGTCAGCCGGCGGAAGTGCCCGCGCCGCGCTCTCCGTAGCCACCGCGATCTTCTTCCGCTGTGCCGGTTTCTGCATGTGCGCCAGGATGCCGAGTTGAGAGAACTGCTCCGAGTACTTCTTCCGCTCTTCGTTGTTCATCTCGGCCTGCTTCTGGTCGTCTGCCAGCGTCGCCTGCCGGTGCATCGCGCGCTTTGTGGATCGCCGGATGTGCTTCAGGTCGCGCCCGCCGCGGTTGACTACTTCGCGGGGAACGACGCGTTTCAGTCCCACGTTCGTGATGCACTCCAGAACGCACGCCTGCTCACGTTCGACCTGCCGGCGGGCGGTCATGACCATTCCGTAACCGCTCGTCTGCGGATTCTTGCCGATAATGACGGCCAGTTCGTCGTAGGTGACGCTCTCGCCGTCCTTGAGCTTCTGGAGGCGCTGTCTCGCCAGGATCGATTCGATGGACTGCTCCTTCACGCTCATGCCCCCGCCTCCAGTTCGCCCGGCGCGAACTCGCGCCGAATCGCTTCTTCCACCTCGGCATGTTTCCGTTGCCCCTTGAGCACCAGGCAGACGGTCACCGCCGAGACCCCACACGCCCGCGCGATTCGCGCTTGTGCGCCTCGCGGGAGTTTGATTTTCTTCCCTGATGGCCTCATGCTTCAATCTTACGGAAGATTACGTAAAAGTCAATACCCCACGAACATTTATTTTTGGGGCCGGCTTGGCGGGGTAGCGGAGGATCATTCTGCCCATAGAGCGCCTTTCCCTTGACGTTTTAGCCTTTGCGGGGCTGTCCGTCCGAGATCGTTCGCTCTTCGTCAGTTCCAGTTCAGAGGTCTGGAATCAGATCATGCAGGCTTAGTATGGTTTGCACGTCGCGACCGAGACGTAAGGCGCATGTTGGATCTATTACCAACCCGTTGCTCGGATTTCGCCTGTGAATCATCATCATCGGGGCCAATGTCCGTACCTCTTTACAGCAAGCAGCCGTTTTTTCTCGGGAAAGGAGCCGCAAGAGCCAACCGTCCCACCTGTGCGGGATAACCGGAACTTCAGCGCGCAGGGAGGGCGTCGTACTTCGCGGATCAGATTGTTTGGTGGTTTGCGTTCCACCCTCCCCGACTAAAGGGTTGCGGTGGGGCGGCTGAGTCGGCAACCGCCCGCGCCCGCATTCTCTACAACCGTGTATGCTCACTTAAAGGATACGCCAGGTTGCAAGAGAAAAGCAAGGGTAAAGTTTGGCCATGGCGGCAGGTGAGTCTATCCGCATCCCCGCTTGCCCCTGGTCGCGCCAAACGCCGCAAGCGTCGTCAAAGGTCAGGTTTTTTTGACTGATTGTGCAGGATAAAACGCCAGCGACCGACGCCTCACTCCACGTCCGAACGCCGCTGGCGTGACCGGTCCTTGTGTCGGAGCGCCGATGGCGGCAGAAGGCGGCAGGTGACGCTCCGTACGGATCGTCCTGTCAGGATGCCCCCATTCTACTACCGCCGGACCCGACAGGCAATGTTGAACTGTCAAGTAATCCTTGACAGTTGGATTTAGCGCTTGAAGGGGAACGGAGCGCCGCGTCCGGCAATTGGACGCCTAGCCGCTGGCCTGGCGCTCCGCTTCCGCCATGGGTGATCAGCACCAACCCCAGTCTACACCCGACGACTGGTACGGTCAAACGTCACTCGTCCAGCAGCGGAGCGAATCGGCCGGCCAACTCGGCGGATTTGCGTAGACTGTAGAGCGTGCGAGCGGCAGCGATAGCGTCCCTGAACGCCTCGCGCATCTGCTGGCAGGTGTAAGGATCGTCGCCTTCCTGTAGGCAGAGAGTGGCGAAATTCACGCCGTCCGCGCCCTCAGATAGCGCCTCAAGGTGTCGATCACCCACGAACCCACCCCCGTTGGGGCGATGCTCGCGGCGGCCGGCCTCCCACCGCAGGCGGCAGAGGTCATGGGTGGACAGCGCCCACACGTCGATGTTGGCCAGCGCGGCGAGGCTCATGGTTTCCCCTTCAGGTGGAACGCTCGCTCGGCAGTCGTCCGGTGGATCTTGAGGATGTTTCGTTTGGGTATTGTGAGCCACATTCGACACTTCGTTTCCGCCATGATCGGCTCCAGGGATAGGGTTATGTCGTCGGGTGTCTCGCGAATCACGAAGCCAGCGGCCGGAAGCGTCATGGGGTTCATGTCCTCAAGGGCGTGCTCTTCGGCTGACTTGGAGGCGTCGATCCACAGCACGTACGCGAACCTCACCGGGCTACTCCGTAGATTCTCAGTTTTCTTCGCCGCCCGCCAACCATGCAATCCGTAAACGCCGCGTTCAATTTGCCGGCCTGCGCCTTGCGCTGTAGGAAACTCTGCGTGGCGTAGAACGTGATGCCTGGGTGCGCCTGGCGATATTCCTCCGCGGTGAACCACCCCGGGGGCTTCTCGGGTAGCACGTCGGGGTCGGAAAGGGCAGAATCGACCGCAGCCCATAGTTCGTCTATGGTTATCGACGGAGAGTGTTCAGTTTTCGACGGCAACCGTCCGGAATCTCCGGATAGTTCGGTCGGAGACGGCGCGCGCTTTCCGCGCGGTCTATCCAACTGTTCTGTTGCACAACGCAACTGTTGTCTTTTTTGCGACAGTTCGATTTTCTCGAACGGTCCGAGGGCTTCCGCGAAAACCCGGCGGCCGATGCTGAGTTTCCCGCGCGGTCCGGTGGTTCCCTGGCAGTCGAGGGGTGGTTTCATGGTTTGTCTACCTCATAGTTACTTCCCAATGTCCGTTCCTTTCCAAAATCACCCGCGCCATCATTGTGTCTGATGGGCTCATTGCGGATACCTCCGCATACGAACTCCAGTACTTCAAAAAGCTGGTAGACATCACGCCGGCTATCTTCTGGAGCTTGATGTGGTTTCCCGCGCGGATCTGCCGCCAGTCGAACAGGACTATCGCATCGTGCAGGTGCCCAACCATGTACAAATGAGAGTCGGCCTGTTGCATGAAACGATGAACCATCTGAGCCTTTGCGCCCTTCGTCCGCGCCCCACCCACGCCATGCCACAGTGAGACCTTAAACGGCTTGTGCTCTCCGAAATGCACGTCGATCAACTGTACGCCGCGCGAGTAGGGCACCCGGAGGTTCTTCGCAATCAGGCGGCCGCAGTCTCCAAACGTCTTGATGGTGCGACGTTCATGGTTCCCGCCGACGTACCCGAGTAGGCGACCGCGCGTTGCGAGCGGCTCAAGCAGGCTGCACAGGCCGTCTACCTGGTCGATTGGCTCACCGGTATTCTCGTAGGGACTGGCGATGCTCAGAACCGTGGCCGCGTCGATTAGGTCACCACCCAGGAATGCGAAGCGGTTGGGGCTGGCCAGCATCCAATCGCGGTACTTGATGAAGCGGTCCCGCTGGAAACCCTTGCTGCCATACTGAAGGTCAGTGAGGTGGGTCAGTTCTACTTGAGACGGCTCGCGCGGAAATCTCTTTCGGTCGTTGAAGTCGTACTCAACGAACTTGACTTCATTGTCCTCCGACTGGTTCACTTGACGGCGCGGGACAGGCATGGCAGCGCAAGCCGCGTCGATCTTGGCCCAGTCGATTCCAGGAACTTCAGTCATACAGGTGGCCGCCTCCCGACGGCCAGGCAAACGATGAGAACCCCGACGAACAGCATCAGCCCCACTACGGTCCACATCATTGTTCACTCCTACTCTGAAGCATCCGCGCGTCGCTGTGCTTCTGAGTGAGAATTCTAAACCGCTGGTTGAGAATACTCATGTCTTAGCCAGCGCCGCTTCAATCCGCGAGATGCGCTGACTCTGATCGTCGCGCAAATCGCGGGCGGCCTCCGCAGCTTCTACCACCAGCGTGTGGGCGGCCCGTGCCGCATCAGCGGCCACGGTCACCGCCGCGTGTGTGGCTTCAGCGGCCACCGCGCCGGATGCCTGTTTGGCCCGGAAGGCATCGCACAACTCCGACCGCCTGTAGATGCCGTTCAACTTCAGCAACAATACTCCTATCTCGGTGCGAATCACGCTGCGGACGTAATAGGCCAGCGCGGCACAGAGAACCAGCACGGCGGCGCAGATTGCTGTAACGGCTTCCCAAGTTATAATCATGAGGTTGAGCCTTTCGGGTTGGAGCAGGAGTGCGAACATCACGCCTCCGGGGACGGGTCTTTCGGTACTTCGGCAACCGGCTCTGCCGGGGTCTTGATAATCTCATGCACGCTGCTGGTGGCGTCCCGCGTACTGCCCGGTAGCGGTTGCGTTTTGTCGGGCAACAGGCAAGTCAGTAGGCCACCGGCAAAGCCACCGGCCCAGCCTGAGAAGAACTGAAACAGCGTCCCATCGTCAGGCCGAGTGAACGCCACAAACAGCGCGAGGCCCATGAAAATCATCGTGAAAACGCCCAGAATGATGAGCCGCTTGTCTTCGCGCCAGGTCATCTCACGCCGCCTTTCGCTTCACCGCTGGCCGGGTCTTGGGGCCGTCAGTCGCGTACCAATGCCCAAAGTGCTTCCCCTGTAGCTGCTCCGGGGGCTTCGGCGTCGGTCGCGTCTTGATCGTCGGTCGGATCAGCTTCTTGCCCAGCCCGCCCGGCTTGTGCCCCGCGCGCTGCGCCTGGAGGTCGATCCACTCACTCAGCCGACGCAACTCCGCACCGCAGGCGCAGTCGTACTTTCCGTCGCGCAGCATCCGCCGGATCTTGTCCTGGATCGCGGCTCTCGTCTCGCTCGCTCCACGGTTTGCGGTCACGTTTTCACCTTCGCCTTCACCTTCACCGGATGGCGCGAGAACGGCGCCGACCGCGTCCGGGTCTCCCAGAGCACCCGCTCGCACGTAGCGCGGAGTAGCAGCCGTTCTCGCGCTATGGTCACGGCACCACCGGATGCGCCGCCTGGTCGGCCAGGATCTGCGCCAGCACCCCGTCAAGCGTGGCGTTGGACTGCCCGGCGATCTCCGCAACGAGTTGCTGAGTCATCTCCGGCGTCATGGCCGGGTATTTTGTGCGGAGCGCGCCAATGGCCGAGATGAGTTTCCCGACCTCTGGAATGAGCACGGCCAGGAGCGGAATCCATGCGATCACGATGCACCTCCTACCGCTGCCAGGATCTGCTGTAGCAGCGCCGTGCTGGACGACAGGATGGCCCCAGCGGCGGGCGGAAGGGCCTTGGCTGCCTCCTGTACCCCGCTGGTGACGACCAGGGCCAGGATGGCCGCGCGTTTCGTCTCCCATGCGTCAGGTGACAGCAGCACGGCGTTGACCTGTTTCCCGATTCGGGCGAGCGAGACAATAACCCCCTGCGCCGCGCGGGTGTGCTGAGGCGTCAGCGCGCCCTGATCCCGCGCCACGATGATGCTCGTTGACGCCACGGACAGCGACTGCGCCAATAGATTCACCGCGTTTGCCACGGTGACCTGTGGCGGCGTGGGCGCTACCGGAACGGTCGGGTTGGCCTTGGGGCACGCCGTCAGCAGCAGCGCCAGCAGGACGACGGGGATGAGCTTCGGTGAGGGGCGCATGGGTCACCTATGCAATCGCGGCATCGGCGCGCTGTTCAGATAATCCCACACGCCCAAGATGTTCAACAGCCAGACGCACACAACGACGGCCACAAAGATGTTGAGGAGCGCCTTGATATTGTCAGCCATGGGAATGGAGCGGTTGACGAGGTACAGCGCAAAGCCTATGACGATCAGCGTGATGACAACTTGTAGCATTGAGTCTCCTTACGCCACTTGCCTGTAAAACACAATCATGCGATCCGGCGGCGGCCCGAATGCTGATTCGCAACCGACCTTGACGTACTTCTTCCCGTTGATCTCGACCGTGATGCCCGGCTCTCCGTCGCGATTGTACGGCATCGTGTCATCTGGGCCGCACGCGAACATACGGAAGCCGACCTGGATGCCAAGTTGCGCCACATTGGCGGGCTTCGGCGGAGGCGGCGGCGGGATAGGCAATTCTACAGTCGGGTCCGCAACCAGTCCGGCGCCCTCGTAGAGCGTCTCGACAGATCGCGGCTCCGCGCGGTGCGCGACCACGGTGATAACCGAGCGCGGCACCGGCTTGGCTTCCTGCGGCAGCCCCAGGGCCACCCTGATTGGAGCGTTTTCCAACCAACTATCCTTGCGGCTGAGAAAATCCAGCAGCGCTTGTTGGTTCAAGTGATTTGCGCCCTTGAGTTGGGATTGATATTCCATCTCAAAAAGTTGTTCAGGACTTGGTAACTCGTTCATTTTGTCTCCTACCTTTCTTCCCTCATCGCGCACTCGATCTCGAAGCATCGAGGCGCGTAAAACCGTCTGCTCACGTTGCCACCTTCACCGCCGTAGCCGCCGCCGTAGTCAGCTCCTTCAGAGCCTTCGCCGGGCTCGCTGCGATCTTAGCCTCGTCGTAGCCCAGCGCCACGGGTTTCGCATCCCGCTCCAACTTTCCAGCGCGGACGCGATACTTATCCTTGCTCGCGGCAAGATCCGCCAGCACGGCCTGATCCATCTGGGCTTCGTTCACTTCGATGTAAGCCGACTCGGACTTACCCTTGGCAACTTCTCCCGCGAGCCACTTATCGACTTCGCCGGGACTGGAAAGCTTGTCGAGGGTGATAATCTGGCCCTCGAAGTCTTTGTTGGTGCGGTAAATAATCAGCATACGAATTCTCCTAATGTCGGCTTGGCTTCACGCCACAGTTTCAAACGCAGGCGGTAGGTGTCGGCGTGCGCCAGATGCGCAAACCAACTCCTCAAGCACTCGACCGCCTTCTCTCCAGGCAACAGGCCCGCTCTCACCAGTGCGAGCATCTTCCATAGCCGCCCGCGCCCCGCGACGACGTTTGAGCGAAGGACGCGCCGATGGTTGTGCCAGATCCGATACCCAAGAAACGGAACCCCAGTCTTCACCGGGAAGATCCTGGTTTTGGGGTTCACGACCAAGCCCATCTCCGCGATGTGTCTCTCCAACTTCTCGCGCCACTCCCAAACCGTCTCCCGATCTTCTCCAAGCAAAAGGACATCGTCCATGTACCTGGTGGCATGTCGGCATTTCAAAACGTGCTTGACGTGATAGTCGAGTCGCGAGCCAACGATGTTTGCGAACCACTGGCTTGTAAGGTTTCCAATCGGAAGACCGCGCGCGCCGAAGCCGCCCGGAAACAATCCAGCGTCCGACGTGTAGCTCCCCAATATCCTCCGGCACAGTTCCAGAACGCGAGTATCCGCGATCCGCCATTCCAATTCTCGCATCACCAGACCGTGCGGGATGGAATCAAAGAACTTTCGCAAGTCGAGCTTGAGAGCGTAGGTGATTCCCGGTTTCCGAAGGTAGCCCGTAACTCGGTCGATGGCCTTGTGTGTTCCCTTGCCCACTCGGCAGGCATACGTATCGTGAATGAACGTCTCCTCAAACAGCGGAGCGATGACGGAACAAAGCGCTTGATGCACGATCCGGTCGGAGAATGGCGCGATACGGATGATCCGCTCCTTTGGCTCGTAAATTACCTTCTCTCGGTAAACTCCAGGACGCCATTCGAGAGATTGAATCCGGTCACGCAACGCGGCCAGATTCTCACCCAAGTTGGCCGTGAACCGCACCACGTCGGGGCGTGTGCGCTTGCCCTTTCTCGCGCGTTCATACGCGCGGTAAAGATTCCCGAAGTCGTGGACTTTGGCGAACAGATGTTTGTACGTGTGGGGCATGAAGGGTTCCGGCTTCAGATTTCGCTGGGCTACTCTCTGTCGCCGGATGGTTTTATGTTTGATCCCAACTTCGGGATACAGGACTTGGGCGTGGTGTGCGCGCACTATGACCGCGATCCGTGGATCGCAAGTTGCTACGAGCGCACAATTGACCGGGCGAAACCCGATATTGTTGTTGGAGTTCTCTGGCGAGTTGTTGGCGTTTGCGTTACGCACTCCTGCGTTCGACTCGTTGTTCCAGTTCCCACTCACGATGAGCATTTATCGCCCTCATCCTTTTTCGCCGATCCTATCCAGCCGCCAAGTTGCCTACCCACTTCCCCAACTAACCCGGAGACGTGTTCAAACTGCTTGACGCTAGTCAGGTGCAACGAAACCGACAACCGCAACAATAAACGCAGGCCGTCAAGTTCTACGCTTGCCTGTTGCAGGTTGTGTAATCTTTGCTGCTTCGGGGCGGCGTAAGCCGACACACAAAATCGGAATACTCGAAGCAGGCAATCCAGAGTCTGTTGCCCACATGTCGGTCGTATCCACTTCGGCCACTTTCCAACGTGAGGGATAAGCCACAATCCTAAATCGTGGATAGCTTGACAGATCGACTGTTCTTCAAACCTCTGGTAACTCATAAAGTCAAAACCGCCAAAGTCCAAACATCAAAAGTCAAAAGCTTTTCACCTGACCGGGCGAAACCCGAGACTGCTGCCGGAGGACCCCGGCGAGTAGTAGGCGGGCGCGCTACGCACCCCTGCGAGCGACCCGTCGTCCCAGTCCCCACCCACGAAGAGCATAGCCGGAAGACCTTCCGTATACCCGCCGGTTGCGGGGTTGTACGATTGCCCCTGAAAATTGTACGCGTAGTCGCCTTCGGTGCCCCACGCGACGCCAGTTCCCGGAGAAGCCGTTTTCAACCCGCCGAAGAACTGCGCCGTCCACTCCCAGGCATTCCCGACGGCGTCGGAAATCCCAGCCGGACTGTACCAGGACCTCGTCGCGGCAGTGGCCCATCCCGACGTGCGCGGCCCGGTGCCTGTGAGCGTTCTCCCACTAACGGTCGGATCGGCTGTGGCTTGTTGCGCTCCGGTGGTGTTCCAGGACGGCGGCGCGGCGTTGCCTGCGATTGTGGCGTCGGCGATGTTGTCCTCGTAAGTCGTGGTGGAGTTGTTGCCAATTGTGACCAGAAACTTGTAGGCCGTCCCGCCAACCAAGGTCCGATAAACATCGCGCGCCGTCGTTCCTACCGCGCCGACGGGAATTGCGGAGAGCGCCACCTTGCCATTGGTGGTGTAGTCCACCACCGTGACAGCCGTGCTGGCCGCCCCACCCAGCGTTTTCCCGTAGAAATTCACCAGAGTTACCTTGTACAGGTAAGCGCCGTTGCCCAGAACGCCCGCGCCCGTCCCCGCGAGTGCGGTCGTAGCAGCTGCGGGATCGGCTTGATACCCCGCGCCGTCGCTGCTCGATCCGCTCCCCGTGTTTCCGTTCATGACGGCGGGAGTGACCGAGCCCGGATTGAATTGCACGGCCATTAGCCACTCGGCCCAAGTGGGCAGGCGCAACCCGCTCTGCGCGGCAACCTGCATCGTGGACCAGCCGTCGATGGAAACCCACGGCACCACACCGTAGCGCGAAGCGGGGTATGCGCTCGACCCGGCGGCGCTCGCCGTTGCGTCTTCGTGTGACGCCTCGTAGATCCCGAACGCCACGCCGCCGACTCGCACCATTCCGGGCAACGGGACACCGGCAGGCAGATCCTGCATCGCGCGAAACGGCGCGACCATGTTCAGTTTGTCATTGCTGGTGATCGAGTACTGGAAGATCCCACCCGTCGCGGCCATCGTCGTGTTCACGGCCGGAGCCAGCGTTACCAGCGCCGTGTCCGCCACATCGACGGTGTATGTCGTCGCGGTGTTGTTTGAGATGGTGGCGATGTAATATTGGAGCACCCCATTCGCCACGCTTCCATAGATTTTCCGCGACGTGGTGCCGGTTTCTCCGAGCGGGATGGCCGTCAAGTTGATCTTCCCGTTGGCAGTTTTGTCAACCACCGTCGCGGCGGCGCTCAGTATGCCCCGTTGCGTTTCTCCGAGTGCGTTCACAAAAGTGACACTGTAGATGTGCACGCCATTGTCCACGCTGCCAGCACCGGAACCAAGAGCCGTGGTTGGGGCTGTGGCCATGGAGATCCTAACCGCCACGCCATTGTGGAAATAGCCGATAAGGCAGACGTTCGCGGCGGTGTACCCGCTCGGAACGAGTCCGCTCGGATGACTGATCCCGATGGCCGTCAGTTTCGGTCCGGCGGCGGTCAGGAACATCGCGTAGTCGGTTCCGATAGCGCGCGTGCCCGTGTCGAGCGCCGTGAAGGTAACATTCCCGCCGGCATAGGATAGCGACGCTCCACCAGATGGTACACAGCCTCCGGCAGATACGGAAACCGTGTCGGCGTCAACCCAGCCAAGCATCAGGCCGACGCGAGCGCCAAGAAATGCCGCCCCGGACAGCCCGCTATCCCCCAGCGTCCCCGCCCCCGTCCACTTGGGCAGGTAGTTCGGGGTGCCGGTGCCGGTGACGCTTGCGCCCGGCCCCGTGAGGGTCCAAGTATTCAGCGCCGTGCAGACGTAGAGGCCCGCGCCCGTCCCACTCTTGTAAAATTCATCGGCCTCCGGTGACGGCCGACAGGTGCTCGGCAGCGTCGCGCCCTGCCACACACTCGACGATCCCGGAGTACGGTTGCGGCCGGCTTGTGCGAATGCAAGGCCGGCGAACACGGCGATGGCCAGCAGTAGTTTTCTCATGGGTTTCTCCTATCAGTGCAGTATTAGTCGAAACAGTCGTGCCAGTCAGGCCCGATCAGTAGTTGCTCCATGTCCTCGGGGCCGGGCACGCCGCCCAACAATGGGCACGGTTCCGGCTTTCTCCGCCGGCAGGCCCGCTGTACCGGCCCGCCGTGTGCCTGTCGCTTGCGCGCCCGGTATCGCTGCGTCCGCGCACGACTCCAGCACTTCTCGCAGTGGCCGCAGTAGCAGGTAGCCCGTACCGGCACGTCATCCCTCGCACGGCTCCCACGCAATCTCGCTGTCTGGCAACCCGCACCTATCCTCCCGCGCGCAACAGGCCAGTAGCACGCCCGCAAACTGCTGAGTGCAGGTGTCCAGGCGTGCCGACCACGACACCGGGAATATGGTCGGGTTGCTCGCGGTCAGATCCAACCGCGTGATCGAGAACGTCGCGGTTGCCACGCCGCCCCCAATCAGCACCGATGCCGGGCCGGTGAATCCAGTCGGCAGAGTCACCGTCACGGTGACACCCGGAGCCTTCGCCGGCGCGGTCAGGGTGATGGTGCAAGCGGTCGTGTCGCCCGGCTCCATCTCCGTCGCGGCACAGGCGAACGCGGACAGGGCAACCTTGGGCTTCAGGAGGATACTCCAGACTTTCTCGGTGATGCCCTGCTTCACGACCACTTGTACGGTTTGCGCCGGCAACGCGCTGGCGAACAGCGCGGCGGCGAGTAGGAACAGCGTTGCGAGTCTCATACAAATTCTCCTTGACGTGCCATCAGCGCCCATGGTATAAACGGGCATGGTTAAAAACAAAGCAGCGGTAGCGCTCGGACGCCTCGGCGGCAAGGCTAAGGCCAAACTCCCCAGGGGATTCGCCGCGATGGACCCGAAACGCCTCAGCGGGATCGCGCGTAAGGCGGCGGCGAAGCGGTGGAAGAAGCCCCTGGCCGTCCTGGCGCTGGCAGTTCTTCTGCCCGCGCTCATGGCGGCCCAAGGCGAGCCGGCCTTCATTCCGCGGTGGCCGGGCAACGGCCCTATCCGCTACGTCATCGACTCCAGCGCGGAAGCGTACCGCCCGGAGATCCTGACCGCGCTCAACGTCTGGGGTAGAGAGTTGCTTGCCGGATCTTTTGTCGAGGTCCAAGACCCTTCCTGGAATCGAACCATCGTGTTTCGCGTAGCGCCCTTCGGCCCCGGAAACACATTCCTGGCCATGAGCATGTACCCGGCGCCCCTGATCGTCGAGCCGTGGGCTGGTGACGTGACGCTCAACTCCGATGCCGGCTGGAACCGTGCCGAGATGCGCTCGCTTCTGGTCCCGCTGCTCATCCATGAAATCGGTCACGCACTGGGCATGGGCCATTCGTGGCAATCCGATTCCGTGATGTTTCCGAATATCGACCCGAGGAACGTGCAGTTGGGCACCGCGGACCGCCGCCTGTTTTGGTGCCTCTATAACGGCGTGTGCAGATAGCCTCATCGGACCGCACTCCTCAGGTTCCGTCCCCCGTCGATGCACCCAATCCCGGCCATGCCAAGGTTCGTCCAGGTGACGGCGCGCTGAAGCGATGGCCGCTTCCGCATTGCAATCTCGCTCCCCGCTAGCCACCCGCCGCGGATTCCAATCGACAGCGCCAAGCCCCGCGTTCCGAATCGTCCATCACGGCTCCGCATGATCGGGTTTGACTCGCCACCACCCCAAGACGTGCTAATCGCAAACGCGCCGGAGGCAACAAGGGCGGCCTGACTCGCGCGGAATAGCCAACGCGGGGCGGCCTGCACAGCGGATGCCACAAACAGAAATGCGCAGATGGTCAGCAGTCTCACTTCAGCGGATTCCTCATTCGGAGATCCTGCCGCAACCCTGGATGCTGTCCCCATGCCGCGTTGAAGACGCCACGGAGTCCCTGCCACAGCATCGGCTGATCGTCTGCGTCGAGAGCGGCGAGCACCATCGTGGTCATCTGAAATAGATTCGTCGGACCCGCTGGTGATTGTAGGTTCGCCTTCAGCGCGTCCCACTGCTTTTTGTCGAGCGTCGGCATCGACACCATGCCCGCGTCATTTTCCGCAACCTGCTTCTCGTCCATCACCGCGCGGAGGGCTTGCTTGATGTCTGATTCGGTGATGCCCGCATCGATCAGTGCTTTTACTTGGTCTTTGAGCGCCATGATCCCTCTATGAAGTTGCTAGCAGTCCGTGCGTCTCTAGCGCCGCAAGAATTGAGTTAATCGCCGTACGAGCTTGCGAGTCTACGGTTGCGCCGCCGCTCGGGTTGGCGATGTGTGCGCCCCTAGAATTGACAACGATGTTTCCATTGATATCCAACCGTCCACCGCTGCCGTCAGCATACAGACCTATGTAATGCGTAGCATCAAAAAATAGGTAGAATGACGATAGCGCCAAATTGGTGACTAGTCTAGGATAGTTACTCGCGTCGTCCGAGGCGAGAAATAAATATCCCAAATCCGGGGTACTATCGGTGCCCCCCAATATCGCCACCGTCCGGCCAGAAGGACATTTCACCTCAAAGTAATCGTCCCGCTGCTCAGTTGACCATCCCGTTGACCGTTTGACTCCTACGCCAACGAACTGAGATACCGGGTTCAGGTGCTGCCCCAACGTCACCACCGTGGTCACGCCCGCTCCATATACATCCTGCTGCACCGTGATGGGGCTCACTTGTACGCGATCAGCCCAGTAAAACTTCCCTCCGGTTTCACCCGACACGAACAGACAGGCGGCGATGTAATACGGGACATAACCGTATTCCGCCGCCGTCTTGATTTTGTACGTGTACCCTTGCGTCTCCCAGGCTGTGTCCGGTCGGAAACCGGGATAGTAACTCTCGATGAACGTGCCGTCCGCCCTGTACACGTTGATCGTCAAAAAGATGTAGCCGTTCGCGCCGCTTTCACCCTTAGTGCGAAGCGTGATGTTGTACTGCTCGCCCGGAGCGACGCGGATCTTCTCGCCGGTGATTGATCCGCCGTTGGCGAACTTGAGCATGTAATCGCCGCTCTCAGCGCTCGTCTCGCGGGTCACCGTTCCGGTCTTCGTCCACTTATCTGGCCATGATGCGGTGGTCGGGGATGCCAACTGGAAATCCGAGTTCGAGGCTAGGTTCGTCGGCACAGTGTTCGCCAGCCGAAGCAGCGAAGTCCCGCCGGCCTTCTCAAGCCCTACGGAGAAATTAGGCCCAAGCACCAGCGGGTCCGCACGCTGCACCTGGAGCGTGCCGGCCTGCTCGGTCGGAACCACGTCGATGTAGTCCGCGCCGGCGGCCGCGCCGAGAATCTGCGTTTCGACGCCCGCCCGGTTGATGCCGTAGAGTTTCAGTCGGTGATGGTGGTAAATGTCCGATGCCGCTTTGACCTGCCAACCCTTGACTCCGGTTGAGGTGAACACCGCTCCAAACGACGAAGAACCGTCAACCTCCCGGTTGGCACCATCCCAGTAGGGTGAAGCATTGCCAGAACCATCCACTACCTGCACCCGGTACAGGATGCGGAGCAAGTTCGGATCAGCCGCCATCGTGGGCATCGTCCAACGAACATACGTCAGCCCCCAAGTCTTATTTCCGTCTTGGTCGGGCGCGGAATATGTAAGCGTCCCCACGGCGAAGTCGGAGACCGTATTACTTGCTGGAGCAGCCACCTTGCCCACGGAAAAAGCTGCGCTGACTACGGCGGTGCTCTCAAGGTTGGACGCCTGAACCGACCCGGTCGTAACCTTAACCTTCCAGTCCGTTTGGTCCGTGGCCGGAACGCGCATCGGGAAATCAAACGTCAAGCCAGCGGCAACAGCCCAGTTGGGAGTAACCAGCGTCCAGTTCGTTCCGTTATCCTCGGAAACCCACAGCATGAGCCATTCCGCACGATGGTTCGCAGGGAGCGTGACCGTGGCGCGAATCAGGGTGTATGGCTCAGCGTTCCCGAGCAACATCCGCGACACGGTATCTGCTCCGGCCACGGTCGCTGGAAGCAGCGGCGCGATGAGGTCCGGTACAACGCCGGCCGCGCTCACCGCGATTATATCCGTGGGCGCGGGAGCGGACAGGTTATTGCCATCTTGCGCCGCGTTGATCGTCACCACAGAAAATGTCCAATTCTCGGCTATGAACGGAATATCGCTGCTGTTGATGGTGACGATGTGCGCCACAGCAAGACCGGCCGCAAATGCAGGATACGGAAGAATCCCCGTGACCGGCTGCCCGCCGGGAATCCCCGGCGTCGCGATGCGGATCTGGAACCCGAAGACATTCGACATGTCCGACGGGTTCGTCCAGGCGACGCGGAAACCCTGCGTTTTCTGAACGGGATCAATGCCCCAATTGGTGACATCAAGCGAGGTCACGGGTGGAATCGTGAGCGTGGTCGCTGTCGTGTCATGCCGAACGATCAAGCCCGTTACTTCTGGTGCGGCAGCGGTGGCAACTCCATCAGCATTGAGCGACCTGAACGCCAACTTCCAGGTATCGTCAGCCCCGACAGGCAACGGCCAGAGATCGGTGAACCACGTCACATCGAGGTTGCCGCCGCCAGCGGCCGGTGGCGTGAGATACCCGAGAATGCGCTCGGCGGCATCTCCCGAGGTCAGGATAGCCGCGATCTCAACCGTCGCCAGATCGGCATAAGTTGCCGCGCTGGTGGCAAACGTCACTGCGCCCGCGAACTGCCAGACGGTCTGGACCCCGCGCGCGGAATAGGCCACGCGGCAAGCGGTCCCGCCAGCGGTGACAGGCGTCTGGTTGGGGGCTTCACCGGCGGGCACGGCGCCGCTGTAAGCGTTGCGCTTGTGCGCGGCGCTGGTGGTCCAAGCGGAGACGCGGTTGTCGGCTCCCACCCCACGCACGCGCGCCTTGATCCAGGTATCGTACGCAACGCGGGGCCAGCGGTCGGTGTCCGACGAAACCACGCCCGCCTCATAGGGTATCTGGCCGAGCGGAATCCAAGCGCTGTCAGGCGTCGTGCAGCCGCTATCGGTGTAGTACTGTACTTCCCGATCCCAGGCGACCGTGCCGCCTATCGGGCTGGCCGGAGTCCATCCCACCGTCAGGGAGAAATCGACCGTTCCTTCGTCAACGTCGATTGTCACTGCCGATGGGGCGGTTGGGGCGGGGGTGTAAACGGCAAGGTGCAATTCATCGAAATAGGCCAACAGGGTATCATTGCGGTATGCCGGCTTCGATGAATAAATTATAACCCGTAGAGTAGTAACTCCAGACCCGACCGGGACCGTAACATCCTGCACTATCTCCTGCCATTGGTTCGCCGTCGGAGGTTTTGTGTCAACCTCGCCTAATACGAGTGGGTCTGCCGGCCCGTATCCACCTACCAGCGCGAAACAAATAGTTCCCGCTGTCACTGACGACGCGCGGCGAGAATACGTGAACCTATACGTCTCACCTTCAGTAGCGACAATGGCATCACTGTAAGCTACCCCGTAGCCAGCGCCGGAGACATTATTTGTCAAGCAGAAACAGTAAGAACCAGAGACTCGCTGACTCGAATCTGCGGTCAACACTGCGCAGTCGCCAAGGTTTGCCCAGTGGTTTAAACCGTCCTCGGCCCCAGGATTGAGAACCAGGGACAAGCCACCCGGAATACCCTCATCCCTCGGAGCCACTGCAACCGTAGGTAACGGAGCGGCGCTATCTATCCATGCTGACTTCTCGTCCGCTGAGTTGATACCCCGCACCCGGAACTGAATATACTGGACAGTGATCGGCCGCGGCCACGGACCAGAGTCAGCAGTCACAACTAGACCAACAGCCCCCAGCGGAATCCAATCCGACACAGGAGACGCTCCGGCGTTGTCGGACGAGTAGCGGACTTCTCGGTCGTAGCCAACCGTGCTACCGATTGGGGACGGTGCGGTCCAGGCGGTTGTCAGGGAGAAATTCGAGGCCTGGTCGTTTACCGTGATTGTGGGAGATGTTGGAGCCGAGGGCGCAGCAGGGGGCACGTATCCGGTAATGTCACTGGCGGCAGCGCCGGTCACACCTGACGCGCTGATCCCGCCTCCACCGCCACCACCGAGCGCCTGGTTCCACACCGCCACCCAGTCATCGTAGGCCGTTGTGCTCGCGTGGAACGTGTACCGCAGCGCGCCGCCCAGCGGCGTAGCATCCACGGTGTCGATCAGCACCGCCGCCGCCGCATTCGGGACGCCGAGGGCCACCGTCATGACCTGGCCGGGCCGCAATCCGGGCTCATCGGTCACGCCGGAGATCTCGACCGGGATGATGCTTTTCGCATCAAGGATCGCCTGGGCCTTAGCTAGCTCGCTGGTCGCGTCCGCTGCCCCGCTGTCGTCGATCAGGTGGTCATAGATGCCCGTTCCGCCGTTCTCCGCGATAACCCGGTACGCTTGCGCCGTGCTGTCGTACACGTCCATCACGTCAGCACCAAGCGCGCGCCAGGTGACCCGGAGGGTTTGGCTGGCGTCGAGCGGCGCGCCGGCTGCGTCCTGCCAGATTGTGGATTCGCCGGGGGAGTAGTAGAAATCCCGGTCGGTGTCGATGCCATGCACACCGAAGGTTTTAGCGGTTTCCGCGCCGGCCGGAGAACCCTCCAGGACCGTGACCGACTCCAGGTAATTCACCAGCGAGTCGGATAGCGGTGAACCGGCCTGTAGCGTCCACTGCTGCGTCACCCCGTCGCCCGGGATGTCCTGCGTGGGCGCGGTGAACGCGGCGTAACTGATGCGGATGTACTGCCAGTTCCGGTACCCGTCGAGCATCCGTTCCACCGAGACCTCGCGGCAGTTCGGATCTGCGTCCGAGATAGAGAACGGCGCCGGGATCAGAACCGGCGAGGAAGTGCGCGGGATGAAATACAGATCCTGGGTCACCGGCTCGACAAACCAGCAGTACCCGGAACGGGCCGCCAGGTCGTCGAGCACGTCGCTGAACCGCGCGTGGTCGATCACGTACCGGTCGATGGTCGCGCCGTCGAGCACCTGGTCGAGATCGCCGACTAGTTCGGTCACCGCAGGCGAGCCGGAAGCCAGTTTCACCCAGAGACAGTCGGTTATGATTTCCTTGCAGGTTTTGTTGACGTATACCGCGAGCGGCACAATACGTTTGTCGAGCCGCGACTCAAGGGTGATCGCTTCGCACGCGCTCATCGACGGCGTGCCGGGCTCGGTCGAGCCGTACATCGCGGTCGTCTTGACGCGCGCCAGGTTGCCCGACCAAATCACCGCGCCATCCATGCGGAGATCGACCCCGGCGCCAAGCGCGGGCTCATAGCTGCCGTCGAGCGAGAACGTCGAGAATGAGAGCGTGCCACGGCCGCCAAGCCGCCAGGAGAGACGGAAGCTGGTCTCCCTGTGGATCGGCTTCACTTCGTTGTTGATGCGGAGTTCAAAGCTCATGCGAATGCCGCCGCCGGAACTTGCAGCCGAAGCGCCCGGGCCACCTCTTGCGCGACCGCTCGCGGGTCGCCGGCTCCGTTGATGTTGATTGTCGTGCCTCCGCTTTGACCCGCCTCTAGGGCTGAGGTCATCTTCAGCAGCAGCGGATATTGCGCATCCCAGCCGTAGGACCAGATATCGGCCAACTTCGGTAGGAAGGCGTTCATCTTTTCGAGGATGTTGAGCAGGTGGATCTGGGCATAGCGGGTTTCGTGCTCGATCAGGTCGAGGGATTTATTCATCCCATACATCTGGAAATTGCCAATGACGCCGGAGACGGCGGAGACCACAGACCCGACCGCGCCAACAATCCCGGTGATTCCACCGCCGACCGCGCCTCCGATTCCTCCAGCCGCACTACCGGCGCTTCCCGCTCCAGATGCCGCTCCGCCGGTTGCCTTCCCGCCAATGCCGAGAGCGTCCATCAGTTTTCCGGTGATACTCTTGACGACGCGCGCCACCGCATCTTCCAGCGGAGTCAGGAATCCCTTGATGACCGCAGTAAGCATCCCCTCCGCGAAGTCCTTAGCGACATTCTTGAGTGCTGCGCCCCAACCCTTCCACTCAATCAGGCTCTTTGCCATACCCTGCGCCATGCTGTCAAAGGTCCGGCGAGTGGCCTGTTCTACGTCTTTCTCGGCTTGCTGGCGAATGGTCAAAACCTTGTGCGTCCCGGCGCTTATTCCCTCAAGGCCCTGCTTCACTGCCTCGGCTTCCTTGAGGATCGCGGGGGATATATCGACGCCCGCGGAACGCATTGTCTCGACCAACTTCAGCCAGGTTTTCAGGTAAGCCATCACCTCGGCTTCCCCCGCCTCTAAAGCATCTCCGACAATCCGTAAATCCTCTTCCGCCTGCTTGATTGATTCGTTGAATTTACTGGCGCCGGCCCGCTGAAGTGCGGCATCAAGTTCCCGCACATGATCAGCCGCCTCGATAAGCCCATAATTTACCGGAGCTTGGAGTTCCTTCAACTTCCGGTGCTCATTGGCGAGCCGCATCATGTTTTCGGACGTCGGATCTATCGCGGCGGTCATCGCCACCAGGAGTCGCTGTGTATCGTTCAGCGGGGCCTTGCCCTCAATCATCACGGCGGACCAGTCGGCCCACGCCTGTCGCGTGATCGGGATTTCCTTCTTCAGGTCCTTGTGCCGCTGAATGATAGCGTCGATCTCAAACTTGATCTCGGGGTCGAAGAAATCCTTTGCCGTTGCCGTGCGGTCGCTTTTCTCATACTCAATCGCCAGAGCCTTCACGGCGGCCTGAAGCAGGGTTTGCGCCCTGATTACATCCTCGGTAGCAGCCTGCCCGCGCTTCGATGCCGCAACTACGATGTCATAATTCGTTTGCGCTGCCGCGGCCATTTCCTTCAGCTCGGATTGAGAGCGGAGACCGAGGCCGGCGAAGGCTGCGGAGAGTTCGGCGGCGGCGGATGATGCGCCAGTCGGGCGCCACTTTGCCGGCACTCCGGGAGGCGTCGCCTTCGGGACCGTCAGTGGTCCCTCAATCTCCAGGTTAAGCGCCATTCGCTTATAGCTGTCCGATTCCTTGCCCGAAAAGAAGTCCCGCCTCTCTTTCGATGCATCGTTGAACGCTTTCGCTAATTGGGTTAGCGGCCCCAGCGCAATAGCTCCCAGCGGCGCAGAAGCGAGTTCCACCTCGTGCATCATCGCTTTCCAGCGAGAACCGAAAGTTTTCGTCTCGTTAGCTGTCTCGTCTAGGGATTGCCTGACCTTAAACGCCTGGCCGGAAATAAATTCGTCCCAGCGGTTCTCGATGATGGATCGGTAGAGATCCACAGCGGCCCGCCGGCCGAATGCCTTAAAGGATAACTCCAGTCCCTCGGCTTCGGTCTTTGCATCCTTCATCTGCCGGATGAGTTCCCCAAACGCGCTCGCCGTGTCATACTTTCCGGATTGCAACAACTTACCGAGGGCGAGTCGGAGTGACGTAAGGACCGTTTCGGAGTTGACGCCTTCCGCCTCGAATCGGCCAATCAGAACCGCCGCCTGCTCGAACTGGAAGCCGACTTGACGGAGCGGGGCGCCGAAGAACGTCATCCGCTCGGCCAGGTTGCTGAGGGTGACGCCGGTCTTTTGGGTGACCTGCGCGAGCACGTCCATCGCGTAGCCCTGCCGCTCGGCCGCGACTCCCCAATCCGCAAACACGCGCGTGACCGTGGGCGCGATGGCGACGATGTCGCTATTGGTCACCTTCGCCAGCTTCAGCATCTTCGAGGTGGTAGCTTCGAGCGCGGTCCCCGCCAATCCGGAGCGAATCGAGATCATGCTGAGGGCTTTCGCTACTTCCTCGGAACTAGCCGAAGTCCCTGCGTACACCGCCTTGAACGATTTCTCCAGTCCCTCCAGTTTCTCGCCGGTCGCGCCGGTCGAGCGCTGGATGATGAAGTTTGCCTCTTCGATCTTCTGGGCCGCATGGAAGGCAAACGCGCCGAGCGCGGCAAGGCCCATTCCGGATGCCCACTTAGTAGCCAACGCTCCCAGCTTCTCTCCGAGCGCTTCACCGGCCGCCCCGAAGTCGCCCATATCCTTCTTGGCGTCCTTCAGCGGACCCTTGAAGCCAGAAACGTCAGCAGAGAGCTTGACGAATAACTCGTAAAGTGAGGCCATGTTATCCGATCCACCCCGTATCTGTCGGAGTCGCGCCCTTGTCACTCGCCATCAGGAAACGCTTGATGCCGTCTTTTATCATGACGCGCACCGCTGAGCGGGTTTTCTCGACGGCATCCGCAAAAATTGGAAATGCCGCAGTGCGCCTTCCGGTGTCGCGGGGGCCGCCAAATAAGCCCTTCAGGAAACTCTTTCGCTTGCGGCCTACGATTCGATGGCCCCGCTCAAGCCAGAGACCCTGCGGAGCCAACTTGTGCATTACTTTCGCCCAGGCTTTCGCGTAAGTTAGGCTTTTCCCCGACTGTGCCACGATGGCGGCGTCCAGATGTTCCCATTTTCCGCCGCCCTTCAATGTCCTGGTTCTAGTTGTAACATGACCGCCGCCCCGGACGTTATCGAGATATTTCTGCTTTATCATCTCAGCGCCAGCGAGCATCAAACCCCGCATGTTCGCCGCCGAGACGGAATCCTCCATCTCACGCAGTTTCGCGTTGACCTCCGCGAGGCCCTTAACCGTGATTTTGAGTGGTCGCGCCATGTTGCTCCGCGAATCGCTTCCAATTCAATTCCTCAATCTCCGGCGGTACGCCACCCGGCCCCTGCTCGCCCGGCACGAAGTCAGCGGGCGTCACCTTCTGCCCCGCCGGCAAATGCGCATTGCAGTACAGCGCCGCGAGTGTGGCTGTGGTTCGGAATTGCATCTTAACCGCCTCCGCGTGCCGATCCAGGAGCGCAGAGAACGAACGCGGGTCCGTATCCCAGAAGTCCCGCTCCGACAGCCGGAGGTCGTAGCGCCCGATAGCCCAGACCTCAATCCAGTCCGGGCCGTCAGGCGCTACACGTTTCCCGGTTCGGCTTCAGCCTTGGCGCCAGAGGCCGCTCCGATGGCCGCGACGATGGCGCCGAAAGCGTCGCCATCCAGGAGATCGAGCACGCGGTCCAAGTCCCACGCTTCAGCGGCTGCCGCGTCTCCGGGCTCACCCAGGCGCCGGACAAGCGCTTGGTAGCCCGTCAGGCCCGCTAAGACCCAGCGCGCCGCCCATTCCGGATCGAGCGCGTTCAGGAACTCCTGGACGTCGGCCGGCTTAAGTGGGTTCACCTGGAGGGAATGCCAGGCCCGAAAAGAGAAGTACATCTTCTCGGGCCGGCCTCCGAGCGTGATGTCAACGATTGTCGCTGTAGTGGGGAGCATATTAGCTGGTGACCAGAGCACCTGTGGGGCGGAAGCTGATGCGCCGCTGGCTGGACTGGCCCTTCCCGCCCGCCATCGACCAGGACAGCGGCAGGAACGATCCGGTCAGGATCTCCCCGTCTCCCATGGTCAACTGACCAGCCACCGCGGTTTTACCCGTGAACGCGCTGGCTAGCGCCATGTGCTGCGTGTTGTCCTTGTCGTAGGCGACCAAAAGATCAAACGCGCCGAACTCCGTCAGCGGATCGGCGATGAACTGACTGGTGATGTCGTCAATCGCGGTCACGTCGATTTCTTTGTGGGTTTGAGGAATTGCGGGCAGCTCCAAAACGCCGGGCACCGCCACCAGCGGCGACCCGACCTTAAAGCTAGTTCCCTGAAATGCACTGGCAGCGTAGGCCATGTGGTTCTCCTTCCGTCGTCACGACGGTAGTTATCACCAAAAGTGCGGGGCTGCCTATCTCTCGACCGTCAGCCCCGATCCGCACGCCGAAGCGCGCGGAATGTCGTTACGTCTCGGTGTACATCAGTTCAAAATCGAGATACTTCGCCACGATTTCTACATCGGGGTCATAGGCGGCCGACTGACCCACGAAGTCGCAGCACCACACATTCGCCCCGCCAGATCCGCCCATGGGCGAATTGATCCAGGATTCGAGGGCGTCCCGGCACGCCTCGCGTAGCGCGTCGCCAGTCGTCGAATCGGCGGCGAAACATTCTAGGCGAATTCCGATGCGCGCTAGTCCGATGGGCACGCCGGAAATGTCCTGGAAACTCTCCGCGTCCCCGCTCTCATCGAACGCCAGCGCGGGCAGAGCCGAATCCTGGGGTCGCTGGCCGCGATAAACGCGCGTTCCAACGATGGCGGATACCGCCAAGGTCGCGGCGAGTTGCGCGCGGATGCTTTCAAATATGGTCACTCGACGAACTCCCGCGCGATAATCAACACTTCGCGGCGTGTCCCGAATGGGTCTCCGGCGTCGAGGATGTTTAAAAATCCGCCATCCTTTATGGCCCTCCAGGCGCGCTCAATGGTCACCGGTGGACGGAATGTCCGGATGACATACTTTGCTTCGGCAAATGTCTGCCTGGCGCTATTCAATTCGCGGCCGCCGCCCTCCTCGACCTTGCACCAGAGGGTAAATCGGTTCGTCCACGTGCCGACGTTCTGGCCTTGCGAGTCCTGCGAGGTGGAAACAAATTCCTGGAAGGTGACCTGATTCCGGCACTCACCAACCTGAAGCGGCATCATGCGAAGTGGCTCCTGCCCCAACTTCCGAGCATGTGCTGCGCAGCGAACGCCGCTTGCTCTTTCGGAACCTGCCCGGAGTGCCATCCCATGATGAGCAACCGCATCCCGACGAGGACCGATTGGGTGACCGCGACGGCCGTCGTCGTGAATCGAATTGTGACGGCAGATGATGGCCAGGCCACGAACGCGGGCCAGGTCTCGCCGTAGGGTGGCATGATGAGCGCACGCGCGAGGTCCACAATGTAGTCAGTGCCCTCCGCGAGCGCGTGCGTCGCGCCGTCCGAATCCTTGTAGGTGATGAGGTCTACGGACTTCAGTGGCTCGCGGAGTCGGATCTCCCAGCCGTGGAAGTAGTCCAGCGAAAGATCCCATTGCTTTTCGACCAAGTCGCGGCCCTGGTACATCTCGGCTTGCTCGCGCGCGGCTGTAATGAAATCCGAGACCATGGCATCAGCCGCGGCATCGGTTGGCGAATACTCCGGCAACCGAAGGAACGCCTTCGCCTCGGAGAGCGTGATCGGCTCGACGAACGACTGCGCCGGGCTGGTTACCGTCAGAACGATTGATCCGTGTCTACACATTGGCCACCCCGTAGAGATTCAGGCCGTTGAAATATGCCGCGCCATGTTCCGCCCGCAGCCGCCGGCACTCCGCTTCCTGCCAAGGTTCGTGATTGAGTTTCAGGTGCGGCAGCAAGTCGCGGTAAGGCTTCCACCAATCCGGCTGTATTGCCCGCGTGGCGATATTGGCTTCGTCGAGCGCCTGGGAATAGGTGTGGTCGATGAATGCTACAGACTTCTCCGGCCAGCGAATCCGCTCGGTCATTTTATAGAGGGCGTGTTTTGCTACCAGCCGACGCCAACTCGCAAACTGTAGGTGCATCACCCCACCGGGCACCGGCAGCAACGTGCCGATGGGAAGCACGCCATAAGGAGTCCTGTGGTGGTGGTCATAGTCCCCATTCATCCGCCATGCGAGATTAGGGGTTACCGGAAATGCCAGCGCCAGATCGGTGCGGTTACTCCACACGCTCCGGTCGTCGCGGTAGGCGTCGATGCCGCGCCACATAGCCAGCATTCGCGTTCGCAGAAACCGCCCATAGGCCACAGCCTCGATTTGCGGGCGGATACAGCCCAGCAGGTTGCCCGTCAGAACCTCATCCGCGTCTACGATGGCGCAATGGGTCGCGCCGCGAGCGCGGGCGGCATCGAGCAGCCGTTGCCTGTGCGCCATCTCGCGCCAGACGCCATCTGGCTCCGTCAGGATCGCAACGCGCCCCGGATGCTCGGCTGCGATCTCGGCAAGGATAGCCGGCGTCTCGTCGGTGGAGGCGTGGTCCAATGCGATCAGGTCATCGCAGTATCTCAGTGCCGCGCGGGCGCTCAAACCGAGTACCCAGCTTTCATTCCGGCACGGCATCAATGCTACGAGTTTCATACTGCCTTCAGATGCACACAGGAGTCGTCATAGCTGGCGTGCAGATTTATTTCGCTACCGTCAGTAAACCTGATAAGCCATTGTTCTGCATAGCAATATATCCCCTCGATAACTGATTCTCCGTCGGGCTCTATGGCCGCTATCGTTTTCCCGATGAGTTTTGATGGTTGCATGTCAGTAAGCCGCGTCCGCTACAAGCACCGTCTCTTGCGTCTCCCCGCCCCTGTAGGCGAACCATGCTGGCGGATCGGTCAGAACCATGCCGAGCCGTGCCGCGATGACACTGGCGGCCGTCTGATCGTGCCGATGCCCCGTCACGCGCGGGTCCGCGCTGGCTTCGCCGTCTTTGTTCGTCCACGGCCCCCGGAAACTGCCGTTTTGTGCCAGCCGCAGATACTCAGCGGCGAACGTCGCGCCGATCTCGGAGCGGAGGTTCAGGCCGAACGTGGTCGCCACAACGTGATCTTGCTGAAACGCCTCTTCGCGCGTGATGCCAAGCAGTGGGAGCGCCGCGTCGCTACACCACTGGCCGTTCTTAAACCCGTAGTTCCGACTGAACCAGTAGCCCTTCGACTCGATCAGATCCCAGAGCGGTTCCATGGACCGGATCGGCAGGATACAGGCGTCCGCCCAGAGGACCAGATCCGCGCCGGCCAGTCGGCCCGCCTCGACGGCAAACGCTTTGAACGAGTACGGCATCCGCTTATGAGTCAGCGCGCCGGGCGGCATCTGGTCGGCCCAGCACATCGACGGATCGCTCAGCGCGAGCTTCAGTCGCCGCTGGCCGGCGACGTAAGCCCCGGTAGCCACGTTCACGACAAGCCGCCTCATTTCCGCACCAGGACTATGTTTTCGCCGCTGAAATACACGCAAGCATACCCCTGGCAGGCGGCCTGAATCTCTCCGGGCCGGCCATCGTGCTCAACGCAAATGCACAGAGGCCGTTGGCCAAGCTCCCACAGCCGTCGGAGTAGTAATTCGCTCGTGCCCTCTGTGTCGATGCTCACAAAGTCCGGGTCGCCGTCAACCAGAAGCGATTCCAGGGTGATTCCGCGAACCAGAACCTTTTCCGGCTGATACGCTACGATGCCGCGCCATTTCTCCCATGTATCTGGATCAGAAGTCGAAACGGCGTCGGCTGTGATCCACATCTCGACGGGCTCTCCCGTGAGAGTGACGGCGGCATTCACCAGTACAATGCCATTCCCTGGCGGATAGGCGGCCAGCAGGCCGGCGAACGGACCAGGGGACGGCTCTACCATCACCCCGGACCAGCCGCGCTCCCACAGCGCGCGCGTGTTCGATTTGTCCGTGGCGTGCCAGGCGCCGATGTCGAGGAAGCGGCCGGTTGGCTCTGGGCAGGCCCGTAGGATATGCTCCTGCTCGAAATTCTGGCTAAAATTCATGCAGCCCCCGGAATCGATACGGCGAGGCACATGCCCCGGTGAAGTTGCCGCACGCCGGGGAACTGGTCGAACTCACGACCTTGGAAAGTGGTTCGGTGGCATTCGTACTCGTTGCCGAACGTCGCGCCCTGATCCATCCGACCCAAAGGCACCGAGACTATGACGTGGGAGTTTTGGCGTACCAGATCGGACAGAAAATAGCTACCCCGCGCCGGCGCCAGATGCTCCAGGGAATCCACCATTAGGACCAGCGGCCAGCCCGCCGGCGACGGATCAGTGAAATCGCGGATCTCCCACTCGTCGTAGCAGCCCCACGCCGGGTTTTCATATCCGGCGAATCCCTCAACCCCATGAATCTTCCGCTCCCACTGATCCGGGTTACAGCGTCCATACATCGCGTCGAGAACCTCGCGGCAGAGCACTCCGAATTTACCGAAGCCGATCCCTAGTTCGATCATGCGCGCCGGCTGAAGCCGGTACACCTCGGCCACAATGGCGGGCACGGCGGCCATGTCAGAAATCGGCATCAGACATTCCTCTCGATGAACCCGCCGGGGTCTTCGATGGTCGTGAACTTCGTCCACTTCGGCTTCAACCCCAACTTCCAGAGCACGAACGAGAGCGCCGCCTCATCGTGCCGATGGCCCTGTACGCCCTTGTCGTCCGAGCAGAAGCCCTCGGTTTTGTCTCCCCAAGCTCGAATCGGTCCACCCGTGGCCTTATGCGGCCCATCGAAAGCTCCGGCGATGTAGAGGCGGTTCCACTCAGCCCAGATCTCGCGGCCATGGCAGTGGTCGAGATTGATACCTGTCAGCCCCGACAGGACCAGCGGAATCGTGCGCGCCGTCGCGCGGCCGATGCCGTAAATCTCAAGCGCCCGGTCGGTACACCAGTCGCCAAGAACCGAGTCGCCTTGCGGCGCAACATACCAGCCCTCGCGCTCGATATGCTCCCAGAGTGGCTCCATGCTCGCGCGCGGGCGGAAGGTCGAGTCCATCCACAGCACTTGATTGTAGCCGGTCGAGAACGCAGCGCCCATGGCGTAGAGCTTAAATGCGTACTGGTGGGTCAGGTCATGCGGGGGGCAGCCGGGCGGCAGCGCGCCGGCCCAGGTTATCAGGTCGGACCCATCCGGGAATTTGCAGCACCGCGCCCGTAGGACGCCCGTCTTGCGCGGGTAGTCCCCGCCGATACCGACGTTTACGATGGCTCGCACGTCTTAACCTCAACCATACAACTCGGGCGGATGACTTCCAGTAGCCGCTCATCCCCGATGCACTCGTAGTACAGCGTGACGATGCTTCGAGAATTGCAGTCGATGACAAACCGCCGGCAATTCTCAGGGAGCAAGCCGGCCTCTTTCATGGCGCTACATAGCGCCGTTCCGTCGATGATTTTGTTTTTCATAACGCACACGGTTGGTGGCCAGGGAAGTCAGCCGCTTTCCGCTGTGAAAATATCAGGCCCGTCCTGCTGAAATCAGCATTCGCCTGCCTGAGATACTCCGGCATTCGGCCCGTGGTGCGGCCCCAATGGTTGTGATATTGAGTCAGGTCGCGGCGCTGCCACAGCACTCCGAGACGCGTTGCAACTTCCTGCAATTCTTCGTCAACCCACATATGTGGATAGCCAGACCAGAGTGGCCCCGCTCCGCCATACATCCGCCGGCAGAATTCCGCGCCGCACCAGGCCGAGCCGCAGACGCGATCCGCGTAAGCCGAGCCGCAGAAGTTCTTATCGTTCCGATCCGCTCCCCAGCGGTCCCCGGTGGGCTGCATAACGCCGAAAGTCCCGCCGAAGTACTCTCGGCACTCTCGCGCAATATCCTCCGGCGCGTGCGTCGGGTCCGGGTCGATGTCATCGCCCGCGAGGATGCACCACTCCGCACCGCGCTTCAGCGCCTCGGCCACCAGCGCGTTCACCGAGGCGGCGTAGCCGGGGTATTCGCCAGTGAGCAGCAGGTCGCACTGGACCTCATCGTCGCCGGTGTCTCGCCAGATCGCGGCTTTGTAGCCGCGCGCGCGCCAGCGGTCGATGACGGCTTGCGCTTCGGCGGTGGGCTTCCTTGATGGGATGCAAAGCCAGGCGCTCATAACCAGTTCCATCGCAAATATACAATCAGCACTGCTACGATCACAGCAAAAATCAGGCAGTACGCAAACGGAGTCATAATTTCACCCAACTCGACCCGGTCGGATTCCCGCGCGGCGACGTGTTGCCTGGGTGGGTCGTCGCCCACATCATCTCCCCAGCTGGAACGCTCACGAGACCACCGCGCGCCGCGGCTTGCGCGACGAAACCGTTATCCTCTCCGACCATGACCTCCGGGAAATGGTGAAGCCGCCACCACTCGCGCCGGTAGACGAGCGAAGTCCCGAGGGCATACTTAGCCGGGCCATCGTAGAGCCACCAGCGGGCGCCGTCCGAGAACCGCATCGCCCGATAGCCGGTGACTTGACATCCTGGGTTCGCCAGCAGCCTGCCGACTTGATCCGCGAGGCGATCCGGGTGGGAGAAGTCGTCATCATCGAAGTGCGCAATGATCTCGCCGCGTGCCGCTTCACAGCCGGCGTTGCGAAGTGTGCCGATTGGCGGCTTACCGGGCAAGTGGAGGTTGCGCTCATTTGGCCTTAGGAGGTCTGCCACGTTTTCGCCGCTCGACACTACCAGAATTTCCAGGGGACTGTACTTCTGATACCGCGCGCACTGCAACGCGTAGGGCAGCCAGGGCCGGCGGTTCCGTGTCAGTAGCAGGCACGTCACGAAAGGGGAGCGCCGTGGTCCCCTCCTTTACTTCGTAACGCAACGGCTGCGCGGCGGTAATCACCTTGGTGTCGTAAGTCTGCGAGCGAGCATAGCCGCGCTCAAGGAGTTCTTGCGCTATGCGGTCGTTTACCTCGAACCGGTCGCCTGCCGCGACGCGGCCGTACTCGCGCGGGTTGTAGAGGGAGCGGGTGGCGGTTAGGGTCATACGAATAACTTCCCGATCTTGGCGGCCCATTCTTCCGGGAGCGTGGCGCGCTTGCTACGATTGCACGCCACGCAGAGCAATTGGATATTGTCGATGGTGTTCACTCCGCCCCTCGATACCGGCATGACGTGATCGTGTTCGTATCCTTCGGCCAGAGACTTAGCGCACCCGGCACACTTTCCGTCTTGTATAAGATAGAGTTGCTTGGCTTCGGCCTGGGTGAACGATCCGACAAGGCCCTTCTGGCGCGCACGCGCTCGGCTTATGTAGGTCGCGCGATTCTCAGCGTAATTCCGCTTGAGGTTTTCTTTGTGACGTTCCAGGTTCGCATCGTGCCAGGTCTTTGCGCGTGCGATACACCGCTCTCTCGTTCGTTGGTACTCTAAGCGCTTGCGCTCTGCCACTTCCTGTTTGTGGAGTTTGTTCCATTCTCTGCGGAGAGCGTTGGCGCGGCCTTTGTTCGCCTTTGCATATTCGAGCCGCTGCTCTCGGTGCTCGAGATAGGACTTAGCCTGCCTATCCCGTATCAGTTCGGGGTTATCTTCCCTGTATTTCTTGTGCCAAGCTAGGCGCGCTTCCCGATTCTTATGATAATCCCTCTTCCGTTTTTCCATCGCCGCGGGGACATCACGATAGTATTTTACCTTTTCGGCAGCTCTGAACCGCTCTGGATCTGCCGCCCTAGCCGCGCGCCGCTGCGCGCTGATTCTGTCCACGTTCTTGCGGTTCCACTCACGCATGTAAGCAGCTCGCTTAGCTAACTCTTGTTGTCTGTCCATGTAAGCCAGGGCACTGCGGGCGAGTTGCCCCGCCCGCAGTAAGTCAATCTGTACTACTTGGTCAGCTAGGCCGGCGATTGTGAAAAACTTCCGTAAACAAACGCATTTGGCCGTTTCACGATTAAAACTACGCGCTCTTCAAACCTGACAGTGACCAGGTTATATTGGAAGTTGTCGCCATCCTCGGTTGACAAATCGATTGCGACCCCGGTCCGCTCCCGAATCACGGCCGCGCGCGGGTCGCCGCTGCCGAGCAGGAAGTAACCCTTGGTCATGATGGTGGTATCCACGATGGGAGCGCCCCACAGGTTGTTAGGCGTCGGGCTCTGCGGATCACCGAGGATGTAGCGGCCGTCCGCATCCTTGGTCCGCTTCATCTTTCTCAAGTCGCCGGGATTCACCACGAAGAACTGACGCTCTGACAACTCGTCGTCCTCGGCAACCTGTTGCTGCGCGCCGTTGAGTACGTCGATGTACTCGTAGCCATCCGACGCCGTGAGCAGCGACAGATCCCACGCCTGCGCCTGGTGGGTCAGCCCGTGAAGGTTCTGGCCGCTGCCATCACCGAACAAGACCTGGCGATCCTCTTCCTCTCGAATGCGCGAGCTGAACTCGTCGCGGAGGAAGCCTTCCAGTTCCGACCAGTCTGAAAGGATCTGAGTCGAAGCCTTCACCAGAAGAGCGATAGTCCGCACCGACTCGTAGTGAGTGGTGAACGTGACATCGGAGAGCGGCTTCAGGCCCGCTTCCGCGACCGGTGACGCCTTGGTGGGTCGGACGGATTCCTCTACCCACATGATCTGAGCGGCGCTGGTGGGCACCACCGGAACGACATTCCGCATGTGCGGCGTCGGGCGAGCGGCGAAGACAATACCCGACTCCCGCTCCTGAGGCAAGACGCCGGCAGTCGCAAAGCCGGCACCGGATTCAGTAATTGTCTTGCGCTCCAGGAACGTACTCAGGTTTTTCTCGCCGAACTCCACGCGGGCGCGGCCCTTGTGGGACGAGACGAGGTGCTGGATGTCCCGGTCTTCCTTCATGGCGCCCAGGAATCCCTCGATGCCGTGAGACAGCCCGGACTGGGTTCGCGCTCCGGCTTCGGCGACCTTTATGTCCAGCGCGTCGAGTTGCGTCTGGGCTTTCACGACAGTCGCTTTCAACTCGGTGGTGGTGGTGACATTGGCGAGGGCCTGGGTGACATCGCGCTTGAGTCCGTCGATGTCCGCTTTGGCTGCGCCCTTAAACGTGTCGATGGCCCCCATGATCTCGTCACGGACGGCCTTTACTTCGGTAGTTAGTTCCACTGGATTTCTCCTTTAAGCGAAATCAGAGTCTCCAGCGCCGCGTGGAGGTCATCCGGCCCGGCGTGGTCTTGCTTTGCGGCTCCTGCCTTGGGTTTCCCCGCTTCCAGGAGTGCTTGAAACTTTTCCATCAGGCCGGTGTGATCTCCGATCAGCTTTTCGTGGGATGCGAGCATGTCGCGCATCTGGCGCATGTTGGCATCGGAGAACATCCGGCCTTCCTTGATTTCGATGAGTAAGCGTGAGATGTCGTCTTCGGCAGACTTCACCGCCGTTACGCGCGCGAGTTGGTTCATGGGGAACAGGGTGATTGAGTTCTCCCAGATCCGCACTTCGGTCAGGTGGCGGATCATGTCGTTCGCTTTGTCCTGCGCCGCGTTGATAACTTGGTAGCCGATGGACATGCCCATCTTGATCCCGCGTTCGCTGTAGAACTTGAGATCGGCATAGGCGTCGCGCGCTATCGACTTGGCCAGGTTGAGGGAATTACTGGAGTATAGTCCCTCCGGGCGGTCTTGCAGATCCGACATGCCGATGGCCTCGCGATGCTCAGCGAGCAGAGGAAGCCTCGCGCCATGCTCCGCGATAGTCTTCGAGAATGCGCCCGGCTCCATGATGTCTCCACCCAGGTCCGTATTCCCGTAAGTGGAGCACAACCCCTCAAAGTGCCCGTCCTCGTTGAGCGACTTTATCTCCAGCGGCGCATACAGGCGCTTGACTTCCTTTTGCTCGGCCATGTTGATCTCCTTCTTCACTACGTCGATGTGTTCCTTAACCCATGCCTTCGCCGTCTCCACGGTCCATCCATCACCCAGCGGGAAGCGCAACGCCTGAAGGGTCATCGTCTTTTGGCCCTTCAGCTTTCCGACAATGCCGCCGACGCGCGGCTTAGTTTTCTGAATCTCGATCCGGCGAAATGAGCCATCCTCAAACTTGGCCGGATCTATCAGTCGGTGGCGGATCTCGTCGCCCACGGATTCCCATGGCATCTCAGCCCGTCGCTCCTGTCGCGGGTGGGGCAGGCGGGGCCGGTGGAACGGCTGCCGGGCGCGATGCAAGCGCGGCCGCCGTAGCTTTCGCTCGGGCATCTGCCGCAATCTCGGACGGCAGCGGCGGACCGCTCAACCGCTGCATATTCAACTGCACGATATGGCGCGTGCCTTCACCGTTCGGAAGCGGGTTCTCATCTTCCAGTTCGCGTATCTCGTCGATGCTCTTGAACCCGTTCTGGTGCGCCGTAGAGAAGCCTGTCATCCGACTGACGAAGTCGCCACGCAGCAGCGCGTTGACGTTGTGCTTAGCGTAGACGCCGGCGGCCTTCTCTGCCGGCGTCAGAAGACACCGGAAAATCGCCTGCTCCCAGCGGATTAACCACGCCATTTCGGTGCGCGTCAGAAACTCGAGAAATAACTGCTCAATGTTACTGAACGTCGCTCGGCTCAGGTCGCCAACCATGTGCGGAGAGATCAGGAACCAGCGGCACAACTCCGGTATCTCAAATTGCCGCGTCTCCAGGAATTGCGAATCCTCGGGACTCAGGCCGATCTGCTCATACGTGATGCCGGGTTCAAGGATCGGCGCGCGGTTCGGCTGCGAGTATATCTTCTCCCAGTCTTGACGGAACTTCTCAAACTGCTGATCGTCCTTGAATTTCTTGTCGAGCTTCAGCAGGTACGGCGTGCGGCCGCCGTTTGCGTGGAACGTACCAGCATGCTTTTCCACGGCGAGTGCGGTCCCAAAGGACTGCCGAGCAGTCCCGACCACCGATTGTCCCCGCAAGCCGTCGAACCCTAATCCGCGAAGATGGAAAATTCGATGCGGCTTCCCGCGCTCGACCGTGTATGTGTCGTCCTTCCCAACGCGGTTGACCACGTACACCAGCCGACCATCCTTGTCGTTGTCTGGGGTAACCGCGCCGGCCGGCAACGGCCTGAGATCCACGACCTCATCAGTTCCTGAGCGCCGGAAAATCTCGGAGTAGGCGTTACCTCTCAATACGCATTTAGCCGTCTCAGACTCGCGCATTTCCATGGCCGTCTGGCGGTCGTTCGGCTCATCGTGGAGAACTGCCTGCAACGGGTGGCCATCCACCGGATACCGCCCGCCGTCGCGCCGCTGCATGAGGTTGAGCGGCAGCATCGCCTCGCATTCGGAGATCACGCGCGTACACGCCCACACCACGGAGTGATTGAGCGCCGTCGTTTCCGAAACGCTCTCGCCAGACCACGCCGGCTGGCCGCCGCCAAGTAGTGAGTACAATCCGTTGTAGCCGTGCCGCGCGTACCATTCGAGATTTCGCGCATCGAAAGACATGCCCAAGGTCTTGAGCGAGCGCATAACAACGCGCTGGAGGAACGGCGGCTGGGTGGCGGCCTTCATGCGCCTACGGCCCTCATGCCGGTGTATTCCATGGTCGCCTCCTCGGCGACGATGGCGCGGGATAGCGCGTCAATGGTCGCTGCGATAAGATCGATGCGCGCGGTTTCGCGCTCACGATCAGGCTTGATCGGGCGGACGAGGTCGTTGTCGTCAGATTTCAGGCAGAGGCACGAAGCGTTCCACCCAAGCACCGGGTGCCCGCCGTGGTGTAACTGCGCCCCGACTACCAGCTTGAGCAGCTTCTTCGTGCCCTCATTTAGCCCGGTAAAGTTTTGCGGGATCTCGACGCAGGTAAGGCCAGCCTCCACAAGTTGAGTGCTCATCTCGCGCGAGTTGCAGCGGTCGAAGCAGAACTCCTGAACATCGAACATCTCCGCGCCCCACTTCAGCCGCGCCCGGATCGAAGCGTAGTCGATGAGCGGGCCGGGCGATAGCTCAAGCCAGCCCTCCTCTGCCCAACGCCGGTAGGGCATCCCGTCGTGGATCTCGCGCTCTCGGATCTTCGCATCCGGCAACCAGCAGAACGGCAACACGTCATATCCGCCATCGTCGCGCGGGAACACGAACGAGACCGCCGAGAAGTCGGTCGTCAGTGAGAGATCGATACCGACCCAGCACTTACGGTCAACGAATAGCTTCAGGACTTCATGCTCGAAGGGCCAACCGGAAGCCTGCCAATCGCGCGGGCAGGCGTGCCAGAGTTTCATGTCGATGGCGCGGTGTTCCTTCTGATCCCAGAGGTTGAGGAAGTAGCGCCGGAAGGATGTCTCGCCATCGGGCTCACTTAGTGTGTCCTGGTAATACTTGCGGAGCTTCGATAGTTCCAGGAAACCACCGTTCTCCTTGAGCGATGGGTTCGCAGCGATCCACGTTTTCTCGTCGCGCCAGTCAGCCTTGGGGTCGGCGCCCCACAGTTGCCCGTAGAAATGCTCGTCGGTTACAACGCCGTCTAGAATGCGCTTTGTCTTCTCATGCAGACGCCAGGCGAGCGGGCTTTCGTTCTGCACTCCGGCCGTGGTAATAGCCAGCATCAAGGTTTGCCGGCGCGTTATACCACCCAGAGCAAGCACATCCCAGTTCTCTATTTGCTTTCGCGTCTTCCAGCGATGGACCTCATCGGCTACCACAAAGTTGGGGTTCACCCCGTCCGTGATATCGCCGTCTGCCGCGATAGCCGCATAGAAGCTCTCCGGGTCCGAGCGCTTCATGATCCGATTTGTCCCGCGCAAGATCCGCAACTCGCGCTTTAGGATCGGAGACTGCTCGGTCATCTTGCAGGCGGCGCGGTACACGTTGCCGGCCTGACGCTGAGCAGATGCCGCGCCGTAGACCTGACAGCCGGGCATCGGGTCAAGAATTAAGGCCAGCAACACCAGGCCGGCCGCGAATTCAGTCTTTCCCGATTTCTTAGGCCACTCTAGATATGCCATTTCGATCAGTCGATTACCGTGCTCGTCGAGGTTTCCGAAGATCGCGCGCACCGCATCTTCTTCGGCGGGGTAGAGTATGAACGGCTTCCCGTACCAATCATCCGCTGTGTGCTTGAGCACCAACTCGAAGAAATTGCAGGCGGCATTGGCGTGGGCTTCACTGAACACTCTCGACCAGCTTCTCGGCGCGCTTCTCGCGCGGCTTACTCAGCAGCGTCGCCAGATCCTCGCCGGCATCTTTCGCCCTCACGGTAGCCAGCCGGGTGCGCGCCACGGGAGACAGCGGGAACTCGCCGGCGATCAGCCGAAACGCAGTCCACGCCTGCGGGGTATCCTCTTCCACGGCCGTCGCGTAGGTGCGGCAAACGCCGGCCATCATGAGCGCGTCCGGGCGGAAATCTAGGTCCATCGCCTCCAGGTCAGCCTTGATGCTGTGCCAGACTTCACGTGCCAGGCCGGTGATATATCGCGGGCATTCCGGGATGCCGCGCTCGGGATGCGGCTCAGCTTCCAGACGCTCTTGCAATTTGCGCTTGCCGATCTTGCGGGGGTCCCCGGCTGCAATGGCTTCGGATGTCGGAACGCGCTTCCTCATGCCGTGGCCCTCATTTCTTCGCGGACGATGCGGCGGACTTTCATCTCAGAAGTACAGGACCGACACCAGCCGGTATTCATGAGGCCGCGGGCCGGCTTGTGGCACTTGCCGCAAATCAATAGCGGCTTCGCTAGCCGGGCCGGAGCGGACGGAACTGGTTGAGCCGCCAATCTACACCGGGCTTGCAGAATTCGGTACGGTTGGACCTGGTGCTCTGGCGGGCCGGCCGGCTCAAGTAACCCGACCCCGACTAGATCCCGGAGACAGCGCAGCACCTGGGCGCGGGAACTACCACACGCCTCCGCTATGGCGTGGTGGCTCATCGCAACCCGGTTGGACCCGAGCGAGTGCATGAGCATCGCGCACCAAACCCACTTGGCCGTGGGGGAAACATCCCGGCGCCTCATGAACTCGGCCGGCGCGATTGCGAACCAATCTTGGACCTTCTGACCTGTTGCAATTTGCGATACTTGACTTTTCTCTACCTGTAACATTTCCGACAGGGTTTCTTTATATAGAGAAGTCTTAGGCAAGTTGGCTGAACTCCCGCCACCGCCGCATCGTCCGCATCGTGATCGGGTTAGGATAGGTGGGCCATTGGAAGCCGCGCCGCTGGACCGGGCACCGCTCTTCGGCTGACGCTACCCGCAACTCCGCCCTCGTCGCCAGGCGCACCGGGGACGGGTTGACGTGCGCTAGACTCAGTTTTCGGGGCTGGTTGATCAGCGGCATATGGCGCTCGGAGTAGTTTTGTACAATTGCGGATTTTTGCGCTCTCTACCCACTCGGTCTACGGCACCCACTCCCCAGCGATCCGACCCACCCTGCCATCTCATTGATTCCATTACACCTAGCCGTTATCGCGTTGCGTCTTGGCGTTGTGGCATGAGTGACATAACGTCCGGCCATTCTCCAGATCCAGCGCCGCTCCGCCGGAGGTCAGAGGCACGATGTGATCAGCCTCCAGCTCGCTCATGTCCAGCGGCAGTGCGCCGCACTTGACGCACGTATACAGGTCACGTTGCAGCACCAGCGCGCGCCAGCGCTGATGCGCCCTGCCGTAGCCGCGGCGGGCAGCCGATCCACGATACTGCTCGACTTGCCGCCGATGCGCTGGACATCGCCCGCCGTCCGTAAGGGCGCGACAACCGGGGGCGGAGCAGATCTGCTTCGGCTTATTCGTCTGCCGCTCCCGCGTACACAACCCGTCCCGCCAGCACATCAGCCCGTCGCGCTTCGTCTGGGCATCCCGCCCGCCTGTACTGCTCTGCTATTTCCAGGAGTCGTAGCGGGTTCACGTCCTCGACCCAGCCGCGGCCGATTGCATCTTCGGCATCGTCCAACTCTGCGAGCACGCGGCTGTCTACTGCGATTACCTGGAGCATGTTACAGGGGCCCGCCGCTCATCTGCCCGGCCGAAAGGCCCAAGGCATCTACGCGAGGCAGCGAGTACTCGACAGGCCCAAGGTCTACCATCGCTTAAACTCTCCCGATGGCGTAAGCCGTTTGAGCATGTGTAGGTGGCTCGGCACCATAAGTTGCTCAATATACGTGTACTTAACCGCGCCAATATATGATGCACACGCCTGTCGCTTTGCCGCGCCCCGTAGCGGAGCATCCTCAACCGGGCGCTCATACAGGCGCCTGGTGTTGCCGGCTCGGTCGCGTACCAGGGTGTGGGTGTTGGCTGCCAGCATGGCGCGGGCTTCATGGTCTTGCACCATGCGAACGAAATGTTGGTCGATGCTGAAAATCGGGATAGTGGTGGTCACGGTTAAGGCGCGGGGAGGACTGTCAAGCGCCCCGGCGCTCGCCTCCGCTTGGGAGGGCGGTAGGACCGGAAAGCCTGCCGCCCCATCGTTCGGAGGAAACGATCAAATCTGCTGCCCACTATAAACGTTATTTATGGGCGTGTCAAGGATTATTGTAACAGACTTGCAACAGTCTACACGGAAGTGTGTCTTTTCAGCCACAAGGCGCGACCGCCTAGCGCATCCGGCCCCCGTTTTCGATTCGAGAATGGCGAACGGCGCGCGCAACTCCTATCTTTTCAACGCAACGGCGCTAGCCGGGGCTCATTGCGGATAACCATCTTCGTCTTTTCTTCATTCTTTCTTTTGTACAGATTAACTTTTCCCTTGCATCCTTAGCGGCAAGGGTGTAATATTAGATTATGGAAACGAACACAGCAGCCAGCGGGATGAGCGGAAAGATCGGGATTCGGAGAAGTTACGATGTTCGCATTGACCCCAAGACCGGGCAAAAAAGCGAAGTATCCCCTGCAACCTGCATGTGTTGCCAAAGGAGCATCTTCCGGGTTTCAGAACTTGTCAATGGCGACTTGGTCGGCTCTGAATGTGACGGGCTGATAGCCTACCCGGTTTACCGGATTGGACGCACGCTCAACCGGAAACAGGCCGCCTATGCGACGTCTCGCGGTCTGCTGTAACCACCCGCCGCGTACGCGGCCCGAACGGCCGGAAGCCGGAGCAGGGGACGGAGGGGGAGACAATGACACAAGCACAGCATCAAGCGCAACAAATCGACGATCTAATAGGACGCGCGCGGGTTTTGCGCGAGCAATACGCTCCGCAGCTAGCGTGGATTAGCCGCGAGTTGAGCCAGAACTTCGACGCGCCGGCACAGAGAATTATCAACGCCGGCTTCAATCGCATAGGACAGAACCGCTTCACTCGCGCCGGAGACGATCTCTGGGAGATGATCACCGCCCTGGAGAACGACTGGGAGTATCAGCGCCCAGCCCGGCATCTGGTGGATAGGTGGGCAACCGCATGACCGCCCCAACCCCTAACCCGCTGCCCTCGGGAACTGATTGGCAATGGGAATACCACAACCTGGCGATCTTCGCCAACGACCTGGAGGCGCAGCGAGACGCCCTCAAGGCCCGCTTGCCGGATCTTG